AGCGGTTATGTATACGCACCTTATGTGCCACTACAGACCACTCCCACTATCTTTGGTCCTGAGGACTTCGTACCCCGCAAGGGTGTGATGACTCGGTACGCCAAGAAGATGGTGCGTCCCGATATGTACGGTCTTGTGATTGTGCAGGGTCTCTTAGGTCAGGCAGGCGCTACTAGTTAAAAACTAGCATAGCAAAATAAATGTAAAGCCCTCGTCATTGACGGGGGCTTTCGTTTATCTGAAACTATATACTATATATTATATAAATGCAAAGCATTTTTCATGTTATTTATAGAAAGAGGAGGAAATAAAATGAGTAGGCAATCTATAGGGAGAATCCAAGCATTAGTTAACGCTGCGGTTGCGGATTATTTGGTAAAGGCTGATATACTTCCATCCACGATGCGCGGCACCAATCTTGGATCCTCTTCTAGACGTTTTGACAATGTTTATATTGGCGACTTGCATTTGCAAAATGAGAGAGGAAACTATACTGTTGTCGAAGAGGAAGACCGGCTTACGATTAGAAACCACAAAACAGGAAAACTATATAAGTTTGTTCTAGAAGAAATAGAGGAGGAGAAGTGAGATGGCATTATATGTAAGTGGTTCAGGCGGCGCATGCGCTGGGAATCTTCGTGGCACATTAATAGGCCCAATAAAAGAGGCGCAGACCGGCAGTTTTTACAACGCCGACAGCGGATCCGCCGTGTGCACTGGTTCTATGATCATTCACACATACTCCCCCGCGAGCCCATCCGAGACGGGCGAAACCATTGGTCAAAAGCTTTTTATATGGTTGTCTGGCTCTACCGGGACTGGCGCCGGTGATGCGGACCAAGGTGGCGAGTGGGTATTCATAACCGGTTCGACAGGGTGTGTGGATCCGGTCTAAAATAAATAGCATAGCAAATAAATGTAAAGCTTCCTTCCGAAGAAGGAGGCTTTCGTTTGTCTGGACTACTTATAAATGAATCAAAAGATTCATCCCATGTTAAATGACATGATTATAAATGGAGGGTTATAAAAATGGGAAGTAAAAGAGTAGGATTGGCGAGAACTCAAGCGCTAATTCAGAATTTAAAGAGAGAGTTGACGATGGGCGGCACTAAGTTGGTGGGTGAAAAACATAAGGTAACAAGTGTAACGGCCAACACTACATTAAGCGCAGCCGATTCAGGGACACTATATGTTTTTACTGATGCTGCAGCAACTATAACATTACCAGATTCTGGTGGTGGTGGTATAATTGGAGTGACTTATAGATTTGTTTCTACTTTTCAAGGAACTGGACAAAAAGTTGTATGCACTGATACAGCTAATGAAGATATGGTTGGCGTCCTTCTGGCGGGCGACAACGACGACGACAACGCGTCCAAGGCGTGGGTTGCTTTAGTTGGAGATGCTTTTGCATCTATCAACCTGAATAGCGTTGCGCAAGGTCACCCAGGAAGCCAATTCACAGTTACAAATGTAGCTGCTGATAGATGGCTTGTTGAAGGTGTTGTGATCCAAAGTGGTGGTGCTGAAGCAACTCCGTTCGCGACGACATAATAGCTCCTTATTCAAGAATTAAAATATATCTTTATATTTCTCCCCCTCTTCGGAGGGGGTTTTCTTTTAAAAACCACGATCTGATGAATTTTTTCGCGCCCAATTTTTTGAGATTTTCGGTTTCGCGAGAATAGTACTAATTACTATACAACCAAGGAGTTCCCCATGGGAAAGAAAAGAAGAATGAAAACCAACCCAAAGTTTAGGAGGAAGCATGATACCCATCCGAGGATGAAGGCGTTGTATGGTGCCCGGGCGCCCACATCTCCCCCTTCTGTTGTTACAGAACCAGCAGAAGTGGAAGCTACTCTTAATACTGTCTTAGAGGAAGAAATAATTGAAGAAGCCCCCGAAGTTGTGGTTATTCAAGAACCTGTTCAAAAGACGATAAAGAAGGCGATTAAGCGCACTCGTTCCAAGAAGAGGAAAGCTTCAACAACTAAACGCTCTTCTTAATATATCTTCCTCACAAGAAGCCCCCAGATTCATAGGGGTTTTGTTTTAGTGATCACTAATTAAAAGGGGAGACGTATATAGATGCCGACTAACTTACAACCAAGGTCACAGACAAGCACTGTGATTTTAACAAAAACGGGATCAGCAGCCCTTGTTACGGCAGCAGTGCCGTTTGGGGTTTATACCGGTTCGCTAGAGTTTTTAACAGGTGCGAGCGCCCAGGTTGCATACGTTTATAAGAAGCTCGGCGGTGATGTTGTTGATATTGAGTTAACTCCGGCAAATGTGTATGCTGCATATGAAGAAGCAGTTTTAGAATATTCTTACATCATCAACCTTCATCAAAGTAAAAACATGCTCTCCGATGTGCTGGGGAATACCACGGGTACTTTCAATCACCGCGGCGAGTTGGAGGCCGGCACATTATCATCTAGTTTAGGGGGTGGCAGCGTCGCCCTTAAATACCCACGGTATCAGTTTGAATATGCGCGCAATGTTAGCGACGGGCTCGTATCTGCGGGGGGAATGGGAGGCACGGTGCCTCAATATTCGGCTTCATTTCAGCCAACGACGGGTGAGCAGGATTATGATTTACAAGCGATTATTTCTGCATCCTCAGCCGATGGTGTTAATGATGCGGGCACTGTCGTACCATTTAATGATAAAGTAGGCGACAAGCGTATTATAGTCACCCAAGTGTTTTATAAATCTCCACGAGCCATGTGGAGGTTCTACGGTTATTATGGCGGTATTGGTGTTGTAGGTAATTATTCAACTTATGGACAGTTCGCTGACGATGCGACATTTGAGATTATTCCAACATGGCAGAATAAAATGCAAGCTATTATGTATGAGGATTCTATTACGACAAGAACTTCTAATTATGCCTATGAAATTATCAATAACAAGTTGCGTCTTTATCCCAACCCAAGTTACTGGGATTTCGGGGGCCTTGAAAGAATTTGGGTAAGATTCTACGTCGACAATGATGCTTGGGATGAAGACGATAATTATAGGTCGGGAGTTAATGGTGTTAATAATGCCAACACAATTCCGTTTGACAATCTTCCATATAAAAACATTAATGCTATTGGAAAACAGTGGATTAGAAAGTATTGTTTGGCGTTGTGCAAAGAAATGCTCGGCCAAATTCGAGGTAAATTTAGCACATTACCCATTCCAGGGGAGAGCGTGACTCTCAACCATGCAGAATTGTTAAGCCAAGCAAAAGACGAGCAAACTGAATTGAAAGACAAACTAAGAGAACTGTTGAAAGAGATGGAATACACTGAACTAGTCAAGTTGGACGGTGAGAAAGCTAATGCAACAGTGGAGGTGCTTAAAAACTCGCCTTTGCCAATATTTGTGGGGTAATAAATGATGTCAGACGAATGGAATAAGCCAACTGCGCCCCCACCCCCTCTATTTCTTGGTGAAAAAGAGCGAGATTTAGTAAAACAGATAAATGACGAATTGATCGAGAAGGTAATCGGTCAGCAAATTCTTTACTATCCTGTTGATTTGGAAAGAACTCACTTTCATGAATTGTATGGGGAAGCGATTAAAAAAACGTTTCTACCCCCCGTTCGAGTGTTTGCGTTGGTGGAGTTTACAACGTTTGAAACAACCTACATGGAAGGTGTCGGTGTGGATAAAGTTTGGGAAATTAATGTGCATTTTCACAAACGCAGATTAGAGGAAGATCAAAACATGTACATTCGTGAAGGCGATTTTGTGTTATACGGTGAAACATATTACGAAATAGTGAAGCTAGTCCAGAACAAGCAACTATTTGGACAGGTAAGTCACATTTTTGAAATATCAGCTGTCTGTAAGAGAGCCAGGAAGGGGTTATTCGATGCTACCTGAGAATTTTGACTTTGCTATGTTGCCTGACAACAAGCCAGAGATTACATTAAAAGAATTGGGCATGCGCGCCTCGACTATTGAAAACATAGATTATGCGATTACTTCATGGTTAAAAGAAGATTTGGACCTAATGGCCACCACCAACGAAGGTTTCGTTAAAGTGCCGGTTCTTTGGCAAGTTCCCGAAAGATCGTTTCAAATCAAGAACAAAAAAGAATTAAGAGACGATTCGGGCGCCCTAAAGTTGCCCTTAATAAGTATCGAAAGAACGGGAATCACAAAAGACCCAAACAGAAAAGGATCGTTTCAAGCGCATTTATATTCCCAGGATAAAAACGGCAGAAGCGGCCGCGTTGTTATCGCCAAAAAGATAGTCCAAGATAAGACCAGAAACTTTGCATCAGTGCCTGCTATGCGAGATTTGCAGACCGGCGGTACCGAGCAACTTTATTATCCGAGAGTCAATAAAAAAGTCGTTATTAAAAGCCTCTCCATTCCAATCCCTGTATATGTGAATATCGATTACAAGATTATGATTAAAAGCGAATATCAGCAGCAAATGAACGATCTTTTGGTGCCATTTATGGCGCGAACAGGCCAAATTAATGCTTTCACCATGACCAGAAACGGCCATTTGTATGAAGCATTCATTGATCAAGGATTTACCCATTCCAATAATGTTAGCAACCTCGCCGAAGACGTGCGAATGTATTCTTCTGAGGTAACAATTAGAGTGTTGGGATATCTTATTGGGGAAAATGATAACGACGACCGCCCCATCATAAGAATTCACGAGAATGCGGTGGAGATAACTTTCCCCAACGAAGGAACAGTTCCTGAAGGTAACGACGACTTTTTTCTTTAGTTCGGCCAGTTCAGGAACTCCTTTTGAGATTAAAAATACTACTTAATTAATGATTAGGTCGCCATTTACACCTATTTTGGCAAGAGGAACACAATAATGTCAGTTAAAAGTTTTAAATTTGTATCTCCTGGAGTGTTTATCAATGAGATTGATAACTCCTTTATCCCCAGAACTCCTGAGGCAATCGGCCCCGTCGTCATCGGAAGAGCGCGCCGCGGCCTAGCGATGCAACCCCTAAAGGTTGAATCTTATTCAGATTTTGTCGAAGTGTTCGGTGATACAGTGCCCGGTATGGGAGGTGGAGATATCTCTCGCCATGGCAACTACCAATCTCCAATGTACGGAACTTATGCAGCAAAAGCGTTCCTGAATGCAAATGTTGCCCCTCTTACTTATATCCGCTTGCTAGGCCAGCAAACTACAATTGGTAATACTGCAGGCGGCGATGCTGCCGCAGGTTGGAAGACCTTAAAGAATCCGGCCGGCACCCTAACTGACAATGGAGGCGCCTACGGACTTTGGGTGTTCACATCTGGCTCAGACACGGGCGCCGTCCTAGGTACCGGTAGTCTTGCGGCCGTTTGGTACGTTAGCCAGGGTACCATCTATCTTAGTGGAGCAACTTACGGAGGATTAGTGAAGTATGGCCCGAATGGGCTGGCAAACGTTGACGCGACGGGTTCTAATAACGTCATGATTGGTACTGATGCCAATACTGACCTGTGGACGGTGGTGATTAGCGGTGCCATCGGTCAAGAAGAAAAAATTAGCTTTAGTTTAGACGACACTAAGAGTACTTTCATTCGTAAGGTTTTTAATACCAATCCGCAACTTGTAAGTGCTTCTACATTTTATACTGCCACTAGCGAATATGGTAAAAGTTATTGGCTGGGCGAAACATATGAGCAGGAATTGAGAGATCGCGGTATGACCTCTGGCGCCATTGGGTGCATGATGGCGATTGCGTCCGGTGGCGGTGTTGCAACTGGTCCACAGAATATGAAATCTCAAGCATCCATTGAAGGGGTAGCCGGATGGTTTATTGGACAAGATCTTGGCACTGCGACTGCATATGTACCTTTTAGACAACAGCGACTTTTCCGCTTGGTTGGGAGAGGCCATGGCGAGTGGCTACATAAGAATTGTAAGGTTTCGATTTCGAAGATCCGCACTTCAACCACAACCACGAATGAATATGGCACCTTCTCTGTTATTATTCGAAACATACTTGACACCGATACCAATGTTGAAGTATTAGAGCGGTATGATAATCTGACTCTTGATCCCACATCACCAGATTATATTGCGCGCCGAATTGGCGACAAATATGCACAATGGTCGACCACAGACAAGCGCCTCAAGACCTACGGTGATTATGATAACAACTCTAAGTTTGTTTATGTTGAAATGAATGCGGATGTCGATGCTGGCGCCACAGACGCGTCCCTCCTTCCGTTTGGATATTTTGGACCCCCGCGTTTCCGCAGCGTATATGATTTGACAATGACAGGCGCCTGCGCATCGGCCCCGGGCTACAGCAAAGGCGACGGCCTCACGCTATCTAGATTCTTTGTAACGGGCGGCAACGCTATCGTCGCACACACCGCATCGACCGTCGCGGGCGGCGTAGTTTATCTCTCCGGAGGCTACGGAATTGGCGACGGCTCGGTGGGTAGTTGTACTGGTTCCCTCGAGTTCCCAGTAGTGAGACTTCGTAACTCTGCCTCCGATGGCGGCCTAAGTGACGCAACTGATGCATATTTCGGAATGCAGACGACACGGACAGCAACGAGCACGAGCCCAGACGCAAGTATTTCGTCTTACCATGGCGCTCTTTACAACGATTATAGTTCGCAAGTGGGTGGCCGCCCAGCCAATGGCGGCGGTACCAACCCCACCAACCCGGCTGCCACAACTGGAGTTGAAGATTATGCCTATGTGTTTTCACTAGATGACGTCATTTTTAACGGAGACAACCTTTATTCCTATCAATCTGGCTCCCGCCTCAGAGGAACATCAGCTACCTCTGCCTCTATCTCAGATTTACTTCAGAAGGGTTATGATAGATTTACAGCGCCTTTCTTCGGTGGTTTTGACGGGTTCGATATCATGAAGCCAGATCCGCTTTATAATAATGGAATGACTGGCACTCCAACTGAAGATACGAGTTATGCTTATCATACTTATAGGCGCGCCATCGATACTATCGCAGATCCAGAAGCTGTTGATATGAACCTTTTGGCGGTTCCGGGTTTGACAAATGATAGTTTGACGAATCATATGATTAATGTTTGTGAGGAACGCGCCGACGCCATGGCCCTTATTGATCTTGGGAATGTATATATTCCCCCGCATGAGCAATATTACTCCAGCAAAGATCAGAGAATTCCTTCAACACCAACTGCAGTCGCCACAGCACTGCAAGACAGAAGGATTGATTCCAGCTATGGTACAACCTTCTATCCTTGGGTTCAAACTCGAGACGAAGAAACTGGTATAATGTTGTGGATTCCACCCAGTATTGCGATGATGGGCGTTCTGGCGAGTTCAGAAGCCGCATCTGAGATTTGGTTTGCACCTGCTGGATTTAACCGCGGTGGCCTTTCCGAAGGCGCCGCAGGCATTCCCATCACAGGAATCACCCAACGCCTCACCTCCAAGGAACGCGACACTCTTTATGAGAGTCGCATTAATCCCATTGCATCCTTCCCTTCTAATGGGCTGGTGGTTTTCGGTCAGAAGACGCTTCAAGAGCGCCAATCAGCGCTTGATAGAATTAACGTGAGAAGATTGGTTATCTACATGAAGAAGCAGATTTCTATTCTTTCCACACAAATTCTTTTTGAACAAAATGTTCAAGCAACTTGGAATCGCTTTATCGCTTTGATCGAGCCGTTCCTTGCTAACATCAAAGTTAGATTCGGTATCACAGATTACAAGCTCATTCTTGATGAGAGTACCACGACTCCAGATCTTATCGATCAGAACATTTTGTATGCAAAGATTATGATTAAGCCCGCTCGAGCCATTGAGTACATCGCCATCGACTTTGTTATCATGTCAACAGGGGCGTCATTCGAAGATTAAAGATGTGGGGGTTTTTCCCCCACCACACTATTTAAAAATAGATTATAGGAGTTCTCAAACATGCCATTCTGGTCAACAAATTTCGGTGAAGATACCACTTTAAAAGATCCAAAGAGACAATTTAGGTTTTATGTGGAGTTTTCCAATATCGCCGCACCTATTGGAGGCGCCACTTTGTGGTATGCTAAGACGGTGGCAAAGCCAAGTTTCCAGGTTGCATCTACAGAACACAATTATTTAAATCATACATTTAAGTACCCCGGAAAAGTAACTTGGCAGGATATAACCCTCACTTTGGTTGATCCGGTTGATCCCGATATGGCCGCAACTCTTTCCGATATTCTTGTACAATCCGGATACTCACCGCCCACCGATCCAACCACAGATCAGATGGGAACCATTTCAAAAGCCAAGGCCGCTGGCGCCTTGGGAACAATTATAATTACACAAATCGATTCAAATGGTGCAGAATTAGAAAAATGGACCCTGTGGAACTCTTTCATCACTGAAGTTAAGTATGGCGATTTGGCATACGGCACAGATGATTTGACAGAGATGTCACTTACCATCGCATATGACTGGGCAAGAATCCAGACGTTCGGCAACGGGTCTGTTTTGGTGGCCGGCGATGGCGATACCGAATTCTTTAACGTATAGACAAAAATAAACGAGGTGTATATTGTCACGAAATAGAGAACGCGCTGGAGGCGTTCAACAACACGATACAAGCCCCCCACCCCAAGCATTGCAAAACGAAGGTGGAGGAGGATTTTCCTTTGTTGTTCCAACGGAATTTGTGGAACTACCTTCCGAAGGTAAGTTTTACCCGCCTGGTCATCCCCTGCACGGCCAAGATAGCATTGAAATCCGTCAAATGACGGCGAAAGAAGAGGATATGCTTACATCGAGAACTCTTCTTAAAAAGGGAGTGGCGCTCGATAGGGTTATTGAGAACTTAATTGTTAATAAGAGCATTGATCCTACGTCGTTGCTTATCGGCGATAAAAATGCCATTATTGTCGCACTACGAGTGTCTGGTTATGGCAACCAATATGACACCACAGTAACATGCCCTATGTGTGGCGAGAGCCAAGATTATTCTTTTGACCTAAACACAGCCAAAGTATATAAGGGAGACGAGATCTCCAACACTGTAGAGGTGATAAACAATTCAGACGGTACGTTTAATACAGTCCTTCCCAAGACACAAGTGATAGCCACGTTTAGATTACTTACTGCTAAAGATGAAAAACATTTATTAGATGGAATAGAAGCAGATCGGCGTCAAAAGATACACGAAAGAAGCATAACGCGCCAGATTGTGCATATTGCGACTGCCGTTAATGGCGATTCTTCTGCGGAAGCTATCAACTATTTGGTGGAGAATATTCCCTCTACTGATTCTCGACATTTAAGATTGGCTTACAAACTTGTGGCTCCCAATCTTGATCTTGTACAACAGTTTGAATGCGAGATGTGCGACTGCCAACAGGAAATGGAGGTTCCGCTTAGTGCGGACTTTTTTTGGCCTGACCGATGAGTATATGGAGAACATATATGAGCAGTTCTTCTTCTTAAAGTATTCAGGCGGTTGGTCATTCTCAGAAGCTTATAACCTCCCAGTGGGATTGAGGAAGTGGTTTGTTGAGAGGTTGGTTAAACAACTGGAGAGCGAGCAAGCAGCTATCGAAAAAGCTTCCCAAGGGACCAACTCACAAACTTTAAGTTCGCACAACCAACCAACACCTCCTCCGCAAATGATGGCAAAGAATAGACAGGGTTCATAGCTCTGTCTTTTTTTGTGGGAAACTATTTACGTTTAGATGACTTATAGAGGGTTATTTAATGGCTGATGAAACTGGCAAATTAACTTTAGAAGAGGCGCAACGACTTTTAGAGCTAGACGTCGAACGCGTCGAACTAAAGAAGCAGTATCTTAAACTTAGCACCGAGGCACGCCAAGCACTGAAAGACCAAGCCGCCGCCGGCAGCGAATTGGCCGGTTATTTTAAAGCAACGGAAGATTCTATTCAGCGAGGTCTTGGATACCTGGACCAACAGTGGAAGACCCTTAAAGGATATGCGGCAGACGCCGAAATAATGTGGGAGAAGGAAGCACAGGGCTCACGTATGAAGATGGAGCGATTCCAAGCATATCGCGATGCTCAAATGAGGGCGGATGAGGCCGAACTTCGATCTTTAGAGCGAAAGTTGCAACTGGGCGAAGAGGTCAATGCGAAAAACCTAGCAGAACTGCGCGCCAAAAAGAAAATTAACGGTTTTATAAAAGCAGGCGCCGGCAACGCCAAGCAGTTGGGCGCCTCGATGGCCAATAACTTTAAAATTACAACCAAAACGCAGATTAGTACCGAAAAACTGGCCGGCAACTTTGTAAGTATACTGGGGGTAATAGCAGCAGGCCCCCCGGCAATGGGAGCTATGTTTGGGGCCCTCTCAGTTGGGCTGCTAGTTAAATTTATTGACAACGTTGTTAATTTGGCAGTTGATCTGGCCAACATGGAGAATGAGTTTCGGAAAGCTACTGGCGCCTCTCTTGAAATGGCACAGAGCATCACAACAGCTTATGAAGCAACACGATTTTATGGTGTGAGTGCCGCTGAAGCTAGTCAGGCTAGCCAGGCGCTTTATAAAACTTTTACTGATTTTACGATGATAGGCGCTGATCTCCGCGGCGAACATCAGCGCACCGCCGGTATTTTAGGAGAACTTGGTGTTTCTTACGATTCTTATGCGTCTAGCGTTCAAACAGCCACTAAGGGGCTCGGTGTAACTGCCGGCGCCGCCGACGACATGATGTTGAGTTTAACTGCTCACGCGATGGATATAGGAGTTCCTGTTGAACAGTTAACGGGCCAATTTGCGGCCATTTCTCCGGAACTGACCAAATTGGGCGCGGCCGGCAATAAGGCCTTTAAAGATTTGGCAAGAGTGGCTAAGATAACAGGTTTTGAAATACAGCAGATTCTTAACCTCACCAATAAGTTCGACACATTTGAAAGTGCCGCCGAAATGACCGGTAAGCTTAACGCTGCTTTGGGAGGCAACTTTGTAAATGCATTAGGCATGATGATGGAGACAGATCCAGTCAAGCGCTTTGAATCGATTCGCGATGCCATTGAGAGCACGGGTTTGTCTTTTGACACCATGAGCTATTATCAGCGCTTATTTTACACCGAAACGCTCGGATTGGAAGATGTATCTAAATTGGCTGCGATGATGTCGGGAGATATGGAGTCGTTGGATTCGAATATTGGAAAGACCTCTGCGGACTATAAAGAAATGGCAGAGAAAGCTCGTGCCGTGCAAAGCATTCAAGAATCTCTGCAAAA